GGTGGAGGACCTTTCCACTCTCAAGGATTGGGATTAAACATTGCTGACTATAGATCAGGTGATTATGGTGCAAGATTAAGAAACCTTGCTGACTTCTTAAGAGGTCAGATTGATACATTTAAGATTGTACAAGTTATATACGATAAGTGGGGTATGTGGTTTGCAGGTCAGAAAGAAAAGAAAGGACCTTCTAAGTATGGATATCCAGATTCTATTGGTGTTGGAGTTGCTCCTAAAACACCTGAAGAAACTACAGGTGTAGGTTCACAACAGGCAGTAGCAAATAGTCAAAGGACTATAATGAAGAATGCACTAGAAGGTGGTGATGGATCTGTAGGTGATGCTGCATTAAACATTAGGAAGGTATTAAATCAAGCAGATGCTGCAGATAAAGGTGCAAAAAAATCTGATTTTGGTGGTAATTTCTTTATGGATTTACTTAGCAAAGGAGAGAACACTAAAATTAGTGATGCTTTTATGAAATCTAGTGATCAGAAGAAAGGTTTAGATGCCTTTGCATTAGCACAAGATAATGAAGGACTAACTAACTTCTTATACAAAAAAGGTGCAAACGAAGAACAGGCAACTAACTATATGAATTTAATTGATGGTGACCTGTTTACAAAAACTCCTCTGTTTAATAATGATGATAAATTCTCTTTCTCAACTAACTTTAAGATTGGTAATAGTTTATATACTAAAGATGATGGTAAATCTGCTACAGATTTTTATGCTAAGAAAAATATGGGTATCACAGACAGTGAGGCTACCCAGAGAAAGAATAATCAACAGGAAAGAAATAGAGGTGTAGCATTCTCAACTAGCAAAAAAGATGGTGAAAGTTTAATATCTAAAGCACCTAAGACTCAATCTCCTGTAAGTCAAGCACAAGGTGCAGGATCAAATACTAACTCTGATGATAAACAAAGAGATTACTACAATAAAAAAGCAGCAAAGGAGAGAGTTCATGCTACTAATGCTATGCATGAAAAGATTCAAGTAACTATTCAAACAGCATTAGCAGCAGTTCAAGCACATAATAGTGGAGTTCAAGCAACGGTTAAGTCTGAGAACCAAAAAGTTCTTCAGATGCAGAAAGCTGCTAGATCAATGGTAGAAAAAGTAAAAGCTCAGAATAAACGAGGTTCTGGTGCTAGAGGAAACCAAAACCAATCTGTCATGGGTTAAATTATGCCAAGTACAATAAGAAAAAGTTCTATACAAATATCCAGACCTGGTGAGGCACAGTATCGTCTTAGCATGTATAGAGATGGTGAAAGATTACAGAACAAAGAAGGTGCATTTGATCTAATAACTTTTTGTAGAGGTTGGGAGATATATGAATCTATAGAATTGCATACAATGGAAGCTGAGTTTATATTTGAAGATGCAGCAGGTTTAATGGGTGCATTAACAGGCACAGAAGTATTCAAGTTAGAAATACAAAGTTTTCCAGTAGATAGAACATATTACTTTAGGTCATATGGGATATATGATAGGATAAGAGCAGGACAAACTAATGAAGTATATTTTATTAAATGTTATAGTGACGAGTTCATGAAGAATGAATCTGTCAATGTGTTTGGTAATTCAGAGGTTATATTTAATAATAATGCAAAAGCAGAAAATATTATTGAGACATTAGTAAAAGATAAAAATTATATTGGATCTTCAAAAAGACTTTTTACTGAGGAAACACTAAATGAACATTCATTTATTGCACCTAATTGGAGACCATTTGATGTTATACCTTGGGTCTTGTTAAGAACTATTCGTAAATCACAAAAAGGTGGTAGTTTACAGAATGGTTTTGTATTCTTTGAAAATTCTCTGGGATTTCATGCAAAATCATATGATAAAATGATTGAGGACATAGAAAAACAAAGGGAAAACTCTGAAACAAGTCCTATCACAGGACAAGCAAAGATGTATCAATATGTTCATGATATAAAAAATACAGAAAGTCCTATTGATAATCAGTTCTTGATTGACTCAGTTGTATTTCCTGATGAGGCAACAACTATGACAAACTTGAGACATGGGATATATTCTGGTTATAGTGTTGGATTTGATCCTGTATCAATTACATCATCTAAGATGGGATTGAGTAAAGATATGTCAAGCACAGCATATAATTATAGTCTTGAAGATATATGGCCAAGAATGGCACATTTAAACGCAGGTAAATCTGTAAATCCATTGGTTAATATGGATACTGATGTTAGAAATCATATGTACAAACCGAAAAGAATTAGATACTGTGGTTTGCCTAATCAATCATTTGACCCTAAGTTTCAGAATAATCCTCAAGCGTCTTATGAGCAACTTGCAGAACTACAAGCGTACAGGTATATACGGAAAGCAACACTCAATCATATCAATCTTAAAATCAGAATACCTGGTAATTTAGATTTGTATCCTGGTTCTGGTATTGACATTATAATTCCTAGTATTGCTAAGTCTGGTGGTGGATTTGGAAGAAGTACAAGTATTGATCGTAAGTATAGTGGGCGTTACCTGATAAAGACCTTGACGCATTCAATGACTGAAGATATAATGAATACAGACTTAGAATTGATGAAAGACTCAATTTTAAGATAAATAGTTCTGTATCACAGAGGTACAATATGAAAACAATAGAACAACACATCCAATACGACAAAGATCTAATCGAAAATCCAATGTCATCACCTGCAGCACGCAGACATGCAAAAGCAGAACTTCATGAACTTGAAGAGTATGCAGAGCATCATAAGGCAGAAATCGAAGCAGGAGATCATCATGATCCTAATGCACTAGAAATTTTCTGTGACTTACATCCTGATGAACCAGAATGTTTAATTTATGACGATTGATGACTATCTTTTAGGTCATTGGCACAACAGACAGCAAGCACAAAGTAATCCCCATTGTTTTTCTCAATGTGAGATAATATGGGAAAAAGAAGGGGATTTTTTTGTTTCAAGGAACTTTTATAGATCTCAAGAGCATAATCCATATAGACATAAAAGACATAAATGGGTACAAACGTCCTCCACGACAGGTATCATGGAGAACTATCGCCTTGACTTGACAAGACATGAAGAATGTGATATGATGTTTACGTTTCACGATGAATCGTGGCATGGTAAACTAGATAGTACGAGATGCCTCGGTGAACGAGGCAATCGTATTGTTTCAGAAATACATTTATATGGTGACAAACTTACTTCAAAGGATCAAGGGTTTGACGATAAAGGAAATGTCGTTTGGGGTTCTCCTAATCTGTTTCATTTCCTTCGGCATTAATGCTTGTACAGCACCAGTGACAGATCCTACTCCTAATCCCTCAACATTATGGAAATTAAAGAAAAATTAAGAGCACAGGTCAAAAGTAAATTTTATTATTGGTTCTGGGGACTTGCTACTGTATCAGTATTTGCAGGACAAATGTACGTTGGTAGTGGGTATCGTAGAATGGCAGAGACACATGAACAGATTTCTGCAGATTTGAACTTATTAGTAAAGGTTCTTATCACACCTATGACTAGACAAAATCCTAGATATTATTAAGGAAACCTAAAAACATTATAAAATATTGGTGTTTTGTTAGGGTTTCATGATAAAATAGTATCAGCAAATACAAAACAATATGAGTGGAGACGCTAGAACAGCACTAAACGAACAACCAGTAATTTTTTACTCAGAACATATGACTGAGACGAAAGAGGTCTTAATCCGTATGCATATGAAAGAAGAAACAGTTATCATAAAACCTTGGAGAACAGGAAGTCGATTACAGGGATAAATAATAAAAAGACTGTGTAAATAAATGGCATCGACCATTGATGGTATATTTAACGAAAGAGAAGTAAACTTTGTCGGTAAAGACGGTTTCTTTTGGTGGGTTGGTGAGGTTGAAGACAACGAAGACCCTATGGAACTTGGTAGGGTAAAAGTTCGTATCCTTGGATTTTATACAAACTTTCAAGGAGGAACAGTAGCAGACTTACCTTCTACTGCATTACCTTGGGCAACAGTATTACAACATACGTCACAGGCAGGAAATGACGGACAGGGAGAATCGTCTGGTCAACTCCAACCTGGTGCTATTGTTATGGGATTCTTCATGGATGGAGAACATGCACAGATGCCTATAGTATTAGGTGTGATGAGAGTTAATAAATCAGATGCAACTAAAAAGACAAGAGACTTTGCTTTTACAGATCAAAAAATACCAACAGGTGTAGCACCTAATAGTTCTGCTATACATCCTGGCGATAAAAATATAGGAAACCCATTAGCACCATTAAGACAAAGTACAAACAATACAGTAGGAATACCTGGTTCAACTACAACTATAATCGGTGGTAGTGGATCTCCAAAAAACATAGGATCATTTAAAGACATAAACGGTAGTTATGCTAACCCAATCAAACCATTAGACCCTACACAACCAATACCTGCAGCGAATGGTGTTGGTGGTCCTTGGAAAACATTGGAATATAAACTATCATATCTCATAGAAGATCTTGCTAATACTGCTGCTACTCTAGTCAAGGCAGAGGGTGGAGAGTATCTTGATTTAGTAAGTGGTAAGTTAATTACTAAGGCAGAGTTGACAATTAATATCAATAATTATTTGGGTTCTTTATTTGCTCAAGTAATCTCTGCAATGCGTCAAGCATTAATTAATCTAGCAGAAGATCTTAAACTTGCAAACATGCTCTTGTTATCTACAGGAGTTCCATACAATATAATAACTTCAGTTCAAACAGCAATTACAAAGGTATTGACATCAGCAGTTGCCTTAGATGCTTCTATTGCAACATATACTGCTACACCACTAAAGACAGTCACAGATGTTCTTGACAAATATCTTTCTAATTCCTTAAATAAATCTACATTTGTTGTTAATACTGTAGATACTATTACATCTAATATAATTACAGACGTTGCTAAGATAATCAAAGATATTGGTGATCTAACTAAATCTATTACTACAACAGTAAATGGTGTAGGAGAAGCAACTACTATAATTACTGCGTGGGAAAAGTCAACTGGTATATTTCATTTACAGGATGCAGTTAGATATGATGTTGTTAATATTTCAAGTATTATACAACTCATTAATGACTTTGATAGTAAAATATCCAATAGACCTATCAATACAAGTAAGTCTTTAGGATGGTATCCTTTAGTTGGTATTACAGATAAAACAAAGACAGAAACTACATTCAGTGACATATATGATGATGCAGATCCATACCTAACTTCTGCAAAGAATCATGTCAATGGTTCTTATGAATTGTATTTGGGAACACCTGGTCGTCAGGGTGAAGTACAAAAGAAAGTAAATGGTACAACTCATACATCTTTATTGTATAACAACTCACATTACGCAGAGAAAAAAGCAAGAGATCAATATAGAAAAGACAATCCTGATGCTACCGATGCAGAGATTACAGCAGCAGTTGAGTCATATAGACTAAAACAGACTAATAATCC